GAGGGCGAAGCCCATCCGACTCCGCTGAGTACCCGGGGGTAAACCTCCAAAACCATATGTATTGCTACTGTCTTGTTATAGCAACGTCTGTAGCAACGTCTGTAGCAAGACATATAGCAACACATATACTGTACTCTACCTAAAGGTAGAGTAATACAGTATATAATGGCCTTAGCCATTATTGGCTTGAAGCCCTTGGAAGGGCTCGCCAATAAGGCTAGCCATGAGCCATCCCCGACCCTTCCGACCCCGCCGATCCTACTCCCCAAAGATCGAATCGCCCTGGGCCAAGGCGTGGCGACAGTCCCCGGAGCGGATGGCCGATCACATCAAGAAGCTGAACGTCGCCCGGCTTGCCAAGTCAGACGAGAAGGCCCAGCTCGTCCAAGCCGTCTTCAACCTAATGCCGGCCGACCCGGTCTTCCCTTATCAGCTCCGGGACGCACTGGCCCGGGAATGGAAACTCTGTTACGAGGAGGACGTCGAACCCAAGGCAGCCTGGAACCTAGTACGGCTTGCCATGAGGAAGGGCATGGTCGGTCGGTCTGACGACGGACGCATTTATCCACGGCACGGTTAAGCCGTTTGACTTACCGACAATCGGTTCACATTTGTAGGAGCCGTGGTCATCGACAACGGCAATGATGGGATCGTAGAGGAACTCCAGCAGGACATCCTGTTGCTCCGGCGTGTCGCCGGCTTGAACTTGCTACGGGCATCGCAGATTGCCGACGAAGGAAATCCCGACGTCGCCGACCTTCTGGTCAACGAAGCCGGCATCATGCTGTCCGTATGCCACAACGTTGAGAGGCTCCTTGATCCATGAGCCTTGATGACCATTACAGAAAACTCTGGAAGAGGGCCAGCAAGTCCGAGAGGGAGGCTCTGCTCCTCACGGGCTTTGACCCGGACTCACCAACCGACGACGGGGTGCCCTATGCACATCGATACTTCGGCGGTGAGACCGAAAGCCCCGAGGGATTGCAGGAAGGTTCCATGAGGGAATTCGCCAAGTCGTCGCCGAACGGGTTCGACATTAACTTCTACCAAGCGATGGCGTTCCACCGTCGTAAACGAGAGGAGGACGTCGTGATCGTTCGGACGTATTCTCACGATGATATGTTGGAACTGTTAACCCGGGTGCTGTCGGTGCTGGCTGACTCCAACGACCGGGCCGTCCGTTTGCATGCGACTTGTATCAAGCTCGCCCTAGGGATGCCCGACCAGCCGACCATGACCGCCCTAGCCAAGGACAACAAGTTGACCAGGGCTGCCGTGTCGGCCAGGGTGAAGACCATTCAGCGGAACCTAAACCTACCGCCGAGCATCTACATGAAGTCAGAGTCCGCATGCCAGAAACTTTCCAAAGCCCGGAGGCGTAAACTGTGAGCGACAAGGTACGTCCAGTAGACTTGGCTGCCCGGTTCGGGGTAACCAAGCAAGCGATCAACAAGTTCATCACGCAAGGGATGCCCATCGACTCAATCGAGTCGGCCGAGGCGTGGTACATGGCACGTCGATCCACCAGCAGCGGCGGTTCGCAGGTCCGTCCCGACCGTGACTTCACCGAGACCGTCGAGAAGCAAAGAGAACTCAAGGCCCTGGCTTACGGCCAGTATATGGCCGACCTACAGTCCGGATCGCCGGACGCCAGCAAGTCCTACTCGACCTACGACAAATTGGTGAAGACGCTGGTTAGCCTGGAAAAGGAACTGCAAGCCCGTGAGATTGCATCCCGGGAATACATCCGCACCCAGACCGCCATCGAGCGTTTCGGCCGTGTGTTCGCCCAAGTGCGTGAGGAGGTAAACCAGCTCGGCACCAAGTTGGCCTTTAAGGTTAACCCCGACAATCCGGGAAGGGCGTTGAAGGTAATCGACGACGAGGTGAAGAAAATGCTAGAGCGTTTGAGCGGTGCTGCCGGCTATGCTGAGCAAGCCGTTAAGGAAGGTGACGACGTCGAACCAGTCGAAGTCGAGGAAGAAAACCCAGACGAGACCGTCGACGAGGTACAGACCGATGAGGATTGATTCTTCTACCGAGCAGGTCTTTGAAGACCATATCCGGGCCATGATGACGCCGGACCCGGACGGCGATATTGTCGAATGGCTTGAGGCAAACGTCCGAGAGGTACCTGGCTCTCCGCAGCCGGGTCCGTTCCGCATCGAGTCGACGCCCTACCTCGCACCAGTTCTCCGTGCTTTGTTGGACCCAGAGATCACGACTATCGTCGTACTCGGGGCCGTTCAAATGGGTAAGTCGTCTTTGCTGGAGCTGTGGTCAACCTTCATCCCGAGCCGGTCGCCGGGACCGACGCTCTTGTTGCAGGATATCGACGACAACGCCCAAGATTGGCAAAAGGACCGACTGCGTCCGATGTGGGAGGCTACGCCGGCAACGTTTGGCAAGATGGAGGCAGCCGAACGAAACCAGTGGAAGAAGACCCGGTTCCAGCGGAACACCACCTGGGTTCTTGGTGCCAACAACAAAAAGAACCTTCAGCGTCGATCCATTCGGTTCCTAGGCGGTGACGAAGTATGGCTTTGGCCGAAGGGCCACCTCAAGGAAGCCCTGGCTCGTCGCACTGCGTTTATCTGGCAGGGCAAGTCCCTGCTGGTCTCCCAAGGGGGCGTCGAGGGCGACGACATCACCGAACTCTGGAACCAGTCGGATCGCCGAGAGTGGACGTTTGCATGCACACAGTGCGGTTTCCGGCAACCGTGGGAATGGGAACAGATCGTGTACCCCGAAGACGCCAAGGGTCCGGCTGGATGGAATATCGACAAGGTAAAGACCGGCTGCACTTACGAGTGCAAATCCTGCAAGCACAAGTACAAGGATTCGTTTGCCGTCCGGCAGGAACTAAACGTCACCGGCGAGTATGTGCCCATGAATCAGAATGCCCCGAAAGGAATCGTCGGGTTCCACTGGAACTCGTTGTGCGGTCAGTGGGGTTACGACTGGGCCCGTCTGGCCGAAGACGTCATCCGTGCAAAGATCGCCTTCGAAGAGCATGGAGACGAAACCTTGCGTCGGGAATTCAAGCAGAAAAGATTGGCCCTGTCCTGGAGCGAGGAGCCGGACGACGGCGGTGGGGAGGTCCTACCTCAGGGGTACAAGATGCTAGACCAATGGGACGACGAGTCGTTTATGGTCGATAGCAAGCTCGCCGAGCCTCCGTTCAAGGAAGAGTACAAGAAGGCCAAGCAATTCGCCAGGCTCCGGTTCATGGCCGTCGACGTGCAACGTAAAGGCTATTACTGGGTCGTTCGTTCTTGGGGCATCGACGGAAAGTCACGCCTTGTGCAATGGGGTTACTGCGATACCGACGAGCAAGTCCGTGAAGCCCAGAAGCGTCTTGAGGTTGCCGATATCTTCGTGTTCGTCGACTCCGGCGACGGCCCGAATACTGATACGGTCTACCGGACATGTGCCCGGTACAGTTGGAATGCAACTAAGGGTTCGGGCCAGAACGAATTCCCGTGGCGTATCAATACGCCCTACGGCATCAAGATTGCCTACCGGCCTTACGCACGGGCCAAGGTGATCCAGGTCGGCCAGGCGTCCTGCAAGCTCTACCTCTTCTCCAACCTGTATTTCAAGGATTCGCTTACCCGCCTACGTCGAGCTGGACACCATACTTACCCAGAGGACGCCGGAGACGAGTACCGGAAGCAGATGCAGTCCGAACACCGTACCAAGACGTCCAACGGTCAAGCGATCTGGTTGCCCATCGGAGAACGTGCCAATCACCTATGGGACTGCGAGGTCATGGGCTTGGTACCAGCCCTCATGGCCCGACTGATCGGTCGAGGCAAGAATCGCAACGGAAAGGTCGAGGAAAAGCCGGCCGAAGAAAAACATGAAGAAGCCTCTTGACGAATGGACCTCGACTGGCATTCTCTGACCCAAGCCGGACGACATCATGTGAGGATCGCAGGTGGCTCTTGTGGATCGTTATTGGGGGTGTCGTCCGGCCCCTTTACACGGGGCTAAACCCATATGGCACGTCCGCAAGGCATTTTTCTTATCCTTGAAATCGAGGATATCCAGGCGATTGTTGCCAAGGCCGTCGAGCTTTTGAAACAAGGCAAGACCATGATGGAATACGCCGATTCTGGCACTTCCGTGGTGAAAGCCTTCCCAATGACAATCCAAGAAACCCTCTTGGAGGCTCGTTATGCGTTGATGATCAAGGACCCGCAGACCTATGGATCTCCGGATAAAGTCCGTGTCATTAACATGCTCAACAACTTCCGAGGTCTATAATGAGCAAACAGCCCAGCAAAAAGTCTTCCATCAAGAAGGCTCAAACCCCCAAGGTTAAGGCCGGCGTCGCTCCGGAGTTGAAGAAACAGGCGACCACCGGTCCGGGCATTTTCTCCAACTTCGAATCGGCGAAGTTCAGCAATAAGCGGTCGTGGATCTGGTCTTCGTGGCCCCAAGACATGAAGAAGACCATGACGGTCTTCGACCGCATGGAGACCACCCGCAAGATGCGGTGGTTGGAGCTCAACGCTGGCCTAATCCGTGAGGTGTTGACGAACATGGCGATGTATACCGTCGGCACTGGTATCAAGCCACAGGCTCAATCGGGCAGCGAACCTTGGGACGACGAGGCCGAAAAGCACTTCAAGAAGTGGGCTTCCCGGGGTTGCGATATCACTGGCCGATTCTCGTTCTTCGAGATCCAACACATCTGCTGCCGTTTGATGGACCGAGATGGCGAATGCTTTATCATCAAGACCCGTGGACCTGGCGGTGAACCACGTCTTCAGATCATCGAATCTCACCGGGTAGGCAACGCCGTTTCCGGTGCCCCGCCCCCCGGCATGGTAGACGGCATCCAGTTCGGCCCGTACGGTCAGCCAATCTCTTACAACGTTATCCGTTCGGACGGCTCCAGCCGGATGGTGCCGGCGAACGCCATGATTCACCTTTACGAACCGGAGCTGGCGTCCGGTGCCCGTGCCTACAGCCCCCTTCAGCACTCGATCAATAACTTGGTCGACATGCTGGAAATCCTCTCTCTGGAGAAACTGGCAGTCAAGACGTCAAGCGACATTACCCGTACTCTCACCCGTGAGAATCCGAACTTCGACGGTACCCAGTCCGACTTCGAAGCCTTCGGCATGAAGCCTCAAGATTACGGCGACGGAATGACCGACCCGCATGAGGCTTCCACGTTTATCGGCGGTAAGGTCCTTTCGCTGGCCCCGGGTGAGAAACTGGAGTCCTTCGAATCTCAGCGTCCCAATAGGACCTTTACTGGCTTCATCGAACACCTTCAGCGTGATTCTTTGGCCGGCATGTTGCCCTACGAATTCGTCGCCGACCCCACCAAGGCCGGCGGGGCCGTCATGCGGTTCGTCATCTCAAAGGCCGACCGCAAGTTCCAGCACCGCCAGGCAATCATGATCCAGCGTTTCCTCACGCCGGTCTGGGGTTACATCATCGGTACGGGCATCAAGGATGGCCTTCTACCTTCCGTCGACAGTTGGATGAACGTCTCTTGGACGACCCCCCGTCGTGTCACCGTCGACGCCGGCCGTGACGCCATGCAGAATCGCCTGGATATCGAGACTGGTATCAAGAGCCTCACCGATAACTACCTTGAAGAGGGTCTCGATCCCAAGGAGAAGATGCGTGAGAACGCTGCCGAAAAGCGGTTCCTATTGGATCTGTCCAAGGAATTCGATATTCCTCTCTCGCTTATCTACAAGCCCCAGAACGTCGCCCCGGACGCCATCAACGCCTCTGTCGGCGAAAAGCCCGACAAGGAAGATGGCACCAAGCCTATGCCGGACGACGGCGAGGAACTGCCCGACGATCCCGAAGAATCTAATCCTCAAGAATAATGAATTCCCTTTCCTACGCCCTTAAGACGGCTCGCAAGATGCTGATCGAGCCTGGCAAAGCCCAGGCTTACGTCGATCGTGTATCCAGCGTAAACGTTCAAGATCTCCGAGCTGGAGATATGGAGGAAATCATGAAGATGATGTTCGGCGAGCAACCCGAGATGATCAAGGGTGCCGGCCTAGCCATCATCCCCATCAAGGGTGTCATCGGGGCTGGCCTTACCGACCTGGAGAAGATGATGGGGGCCGTCGACGTCGAGGACATCGAGGAAATGATCGAGGACGCCGAACGTGACGAGAACGTCAAGGTTGTGGTCTTTGACTTTGATACCCCTGGCGGGACCTGCACGGGCGTTCCCGAACTTGCCAAACGTATCCGCAAATGCTCCAAGCATACTATCGCTTGGACCTGCAAGCAGTGCTGCTCGGCCGGCGTCTGGCTTTCCTCCCAGTGCGATGAGGTCTGGATCAGCGGTTCGTCTACCTATGGCTCAATCGGCGTGTACGTCCCGGTCATGATCCAAGAGAAGCAGTATGCCGATGAAGGCATCGAGATTGACGTCATCAAGAGCGGTTGGGCTAAAGCAGCCGGTTTCCCTGGCACCCGTATGACCCCGGAGCAACGCAAGCTTTGGCAGGACGACGTCGTCGAGCATCACAAGTGGTTCATCACCGACGTGCTTACTGTTCGCACTTTTGCCAAGGAAGAAGACATGCAGGGCCAGTGCTGGTCTGGCCGGAAGGCTGCCGAGAAGAACTTGGTCACCGGGATCAAGGATACCTTTGATGACTTGCTCAAGTACATCGGCGAAGACGTATACGAGGAATTTGAACACGCCGAGGAGAAAGTCGAATCCGAAGGCCCGGGGGCGTATGCCAAATCCGAAGGATTGATCAAGATGTCTGCCGACGTAAGCCCGGAACAGGGTGATGATACCGACAGCGTGAAACCGGTTTCTGACAAGGATAAGAAGAAGAAAAAGAAGAAAAAGTCGGATCATGAGGACGACGAAGACGAGGACGAGGAAACCCCCGATGTACCGGAGAAGGATTGCCCTCCCGTCGAGACGGACGATCAGAAGGCTTGACACTTGGCTAAACCCAAGATGACGCTCGAAGAACGACTCAACGCCCTAAAAGAAGCCTTTACTGGTAAGACCGCCGAGGTCGAAGCCAAGGCTTCCGAAGTCACTGCTCTTTCCGAAAAGATGGCCGGCATCGAAGCCAGCCTTTCCGAAAAGACGGCCCTCGCCGAATCCTTGAACTCCAAGGTCGCCGAATTGACCGACAAGCTCGCCCAAGCCGAATCCTTTAAGGCTTCCGCTGAAGCCAAGATCAAGGACATCCAGGCGTCCGCTGAAACCGCTGGCAAGAAGGCTGCGAACATTGTTGCCTCTGCCGGCGTCCAGCCCGTCGAAGTCACCCCTGGCGAGATGACCGCCCACGCCAAGTCCGACGAGGAGATCACCCAAGAATGGGTGGCCCTCAAGCAGACCGACGCCAAGGCTGCCTCCGACTTCTACACGAAGCACCGTTCGGCGATCCTTCGCTCGGCCGGCCTTCGCTAATTTTCCCCTACTAAACTACTCCTAAAATATTATGGCTAACGCTATTGGTGGTCTTACTCTCCAGCTCGTCGCTGAAGAATCCCTCCGCACCCTCGTCCCCGAGCTGGTGCCCCTCACGGAAATCGCCGTGACCGACTTCGGCAACTACGTTGCTGAACGTGGTACCACGGTCCACACCCGCTACGCCGACTCCTTCACGGCGACGACCTTTGACCCCGCCAACGGTTTCGTGCCGGCCAACGCCGTCTCGACCGACGTCCCGGTCACGATCGCCGACCTCAAGTATGTCGACGTCGCCTTCACCGACTACGAAGCGTCCACCCTTACCCTGGAACGCCTCCGTCGCCTGTTCTTCGCCCCGATCGCCAACGCCGTCCAGAAGTCCCTCTTCGACGACGTCCTCTCCAAGGTGACCTCGGCGAACTTCACCACGGCTGCCTACTCCGGTGCCAAGAGCGGTTTCAACCGTGTCTCCATCGCCAACGCTGCGACCGCCCTCACCAAGGCCAACCTGCCTCATGCCGACCGCAAGCTCCTGCTCTCGCCGGACGCCATGGGCCAGCTCGTCCAGGACGCCTCCGTCGCCCAGACCTTCTCGTACGGCAACAGCGACGTGATCCAGAACAACTCGATCAGCAAGAAGCTCCACGGCTTCTCGGTCTCCGAGTACAACGGCTTCCCGTCCTCTGGCGACGCCTACACCCAGGGCCTCAACGGCGTGGCTTCCTGCAAGGAAGGTCTCGTCATCGTGACCCGAGTCCCGGCCACCCCGACCACGGGCGGTGGCGAGCAGATGGTCGTCCAGGATCCGGAAAGCAAGTTCTCCTTCGCTCTCCGTTACTGGTACAACTGGCAGGCCGGCAAGCACAACATGTCTGCCCTCTGGCTCGTCGGTTCGGCTGTCGGTAACCCGAACGCCCTTCAGCGTATCGCCTTCACCTCGTAATCGAGGTGCAGTTTAGGGGGCGGTTTACCGACCCCGATGCGAAAATGCCGAGAGGCCCCCCCTGTGCCTAGGGGGGGTCTCTTTTTTTGACAGTGGGCTAAACCCATGTCGGATATCACGTCAGAATGGGCTGCAGACGCCGTTGAGATCCTAGGGGAGATCCCCAAGGCCGTGACCGTTAAAAACGTCCCAGCGGGGACGCCAGTGGCCCTTAACGCCCTAATGTCTATCCCCTCCATCATGCAGGACCTTGAAACCGGTGGTTTCACGTCCTCGACGTCCTTCGACGTCAAGTTCCTGCGGTCGGACTCGGTGGCCCACCCGGGGCTCTTGGCCTACGGCAATATCATTTCTTTCAATAATCAGCAGTTCCGGATCATGACCTTAACCGACCGCCCCCCTTCGGCCTGGGTGGTCTGCAAGGTCCAGACGCTGGTCCAGTAATGGCTCTGACCATTGCAGTAAAGCTGAACGTAAAGGTCGATTCGTCCTTGCTCAATAAGCACGTCGCCATGCTGGCCTTGGCAATGCGTAAAAGCATGTCCGATATCGTCAAAGAGCAGAGCCGGCTGCTTTGCCGAGACCTGTGCGACTTCTTCCCGCCATTTTCCGGGGCCGGCCCGCAGGTGACTAAGGGTGGTGTGGGTGGTTTTGGCAATAAAGCCCGGAATAAAGGTCGTGCAGCCGTAAATAGGGACGTCCGTAAGATTTTCGCCCCTCTTGCCCAAGCCAAGGCTAGTACCGTAGCAAACTACGGAAATCTTCCTGTCTTTGACCGTTGGATTAAGGCAAAGGAGAAACTGCCCCAGCCTCATGAGCCTGGTTATATTTTCCGCATTTACCACCATAATGGTGGTTTCACCACCCAAGCATTGCTGGATTACATGAAGCAGCGAGAAGGGGCCGTCGCTTCCGTGAAGGGCAATTTCCTGCTCGATAACACCGAGGGGTCAATCAAGTCGATCCACGAACGTATTCGTGGCACCCCTCATTACCGTGTAGCCAAGAACCGGCAACCGAACTACTTTGTTTCCGACTGGAAGGTAGTCGAAAACTACATCAAGAAGGTCCAGTATCGTGTGGGCAAGTTGAAGTCCGGTTGGTACTACGCCGGCCTACGATTGGGATTTATGCCCACCTCTCAGTGGATTTCCGGCCAAGGGTCCAGTTTCGCTACCTGCGTACCCCAGCTCACGAACACGCCTACCCCCAACGTCAAGCTGGGAAATAAGATTGGACGTCTACATAACCAAGGTTGGCATTTTTTCACCATGGCCCGGAACTACCGTGCCCTAGCCATGCGGGTTCGAATCATGAAAGTGCTTAAGAACCAGCCAGGCAAACTGCTCGACGTCGCCCAACGTCTACAAGGATTTTCCATCACCTAACATGCCCGTACCTTTTTATTCTGCCCGAACGATTCTAGAAGAGAAGATCTCCTCTTACCTGGCTGCTAACATTACAGGAACGACCGTACACAAGGGTATCACCGACGAGGAAAAGGTAATTCCCTTAATCACCGTTTACGCCAAGTCGTCCCGGGCCGTCGATGAACTTGGTAGCAACCCCTACGGCAACTACACGGTGACCCTGGAGATCGGGGTCTACTCGTCCGCTGATGACGACACCCTGGATCAGCACCGTACCAGGGTCCAGGCGGTTCAAAACTACATGGCCGACAAGACGGCCCTAAAGGCTCTTTGGACGCTCGGTACTGACGGCCTTCTGTACGACCTTTGGGTGAACCAAGACGAGGAGGGTATGCACCAGCGTAAGTACGGCAACCTGCTGGAATATACCGTATTCATGATGCTACCCCCCTCCCCTTGACACTTGGCTAAACCTAACTAGACACCTATGGCAGACTCTATCGAATATGGCGTGGCACTCTTCTATGGTCTTTATGAGACCGAAGCCACCACCTACATGCTGGTGCAGTCGGATAACTTCTCCGAAACGCTGGCCCTCGACGTCGAAGTTGCCGGCGAAGTCGGCACGGTGATCACCAATCACCTCGACGACCGTCGCATGGAATGCACCTTGGACGGCGTCCTTAAGGCCGGCCAAGAGACCCCTGCCATCGGCACGACCTTCACTTATGGCGGTGCTACGTTCATCCTTAAGACGATTGACGACAAGGGTACGAACAAGGATTACCGCAAGGTCACCGTCAAAGGTATCAAGTACCAGGAAATCGTTGCCTAACCGGCCGGCATCCCACGATGGATGCTCGATACCTTAAGGCTGCAATCTGTCTCCCCAGGCCAATCAAGGTCTGCGGAAGGCAGTTGCGTCCTTTCTGCCTTCGGCACCGGGTCCAGCTTGAAGCTATCAAGTCTCCTTTCCTAGATCCTTTCAAATCTAGGTTTACGGCCAAGGACGTCGTCATGGCCGTCCGTATATTGTCTTCATACGAAAAGGATGCCTTCGCCAAGGATATCGGCGTGATTGAGCAAATGCATATTGGGTGGCTGAACTTGAGTAGCAAACGACTGTCCATGGCTGCCGGAAGGATCGTCGGAGTCATTTCCGAATCTTGCTCGTATCCAAAACTTTGGAATAAGGAGAATGCCAAAAACCATGAGAACATCCCTTGGATACTGTCCTGCGTCGCCAACAACGTTCGTAATGGTTGCACCCTTGAGGAAGCCTGGACGATGCCCGAAGGAGAGGCCGTCTGGATGAGCATCTCCCATGCAATCTACAACGGTTCCAAGATCGAAATCTTGTCCACAGAAGACGAGAAAATGATGGATAAATTCGACGATATCATCAATCGTTTCAAGGAGACGAAAAATAAATAATGGCAACAGACATCAACACCACGGTCGGGATCGACACCAAGGAGTTTGAGAAGGGCCTCAAGGACGTCACCAAGAGTGCCGATGCAGCCAGCGGTGGTTCCTCAAGTGCTGCTTCAAAACTTGGAAAGGTCTTTGGATACGCCAAGATGGTCATGGATACCATCGGCCCTATCTTCGATAAGGTCATCGAGTATGCCCAGAAGGCCCGGCAGCTCCGAAACCTTTCTATCGCCACGGGTATCCCAATTGGAGACCTTCAAGCCTATGGTGTTGTAGCCAAAAATGCAGGTATCAGCCTGGACGCATTCGCACACAGCGTTGCAGAGTTCAACAAGAAGATTGCGGCTGCAAAGATCCAAGGCGGTGAAGCCAACGCAGCCCTAACCAAGCTCGGGTTCGGAATGCAGGATGTCACCAAGGGACAAATCGGATACCAAGAGACGCTCTACGCCCTGGCCGATGCTTATTCTGCCGGCACCGACCAAGCGACCTTGATGCACTATGGCGTTCAACTCTTTGGATCGTCATTTGAGCAGTTGCTTCCACTCATCAAGCAAGGTTCTGGTGAAATGAAGAAACAATTCGAAAACCAATACCACGCCGACGAAAAATGGGCTAGGGCGGCTGCTAGAAGTGCCGACATGTGGGAGCGAACAGGTAACTTAATTGACTCGATTATGATCGACATCGTTGGTCAATTCCAGGCTTTCGGAGAAGATTTTGCTGATGAAATTAACAATATGTTTGCTGGGGCTTGGTTCGCCACAAAGCGTATTTTTGTTGATGATAAGGTCGTAATTCGTGAGTCAGCCGAAGAAGTTTACAAACAGCAATCATCCGGTAAAACCAAAGAGGAACGCCAAGAGTATTACGACTATTGGATGAAGCAGTATGGCATGAATGATGAAGAAAAGAAAATCTTCATGGAACGCATCAAGGAACTGGAAGGCGGTAAGGACGGAAAGAAACTTACCCCCGTCGGCCTTAGCGAGGCCCAAGGTGCCTCTAGCCTCCAGCAAATGGCTGGTGGAGATATTGTGTCAGCAATTGCATTTACTCCGCTTGAACGGATCGCCACGGCGACCGAGGAGACGGCCCGCAACACGGCTCCAAGGCCAGAAGGTTCTATTACTCCCCCCTCCGTTCCGATCGAAGCCCGATAACTATGCCTACCCCCGCAGCACCTATCATCAAGTACGGCAACGACCTTTCCGGATCCGACGGATACAATGGCCTTGGCGTTCCACAGCCTGGCTGGACCATCGAATATGACGGCTTCGGGATGCTCCAGTCCACGGTCAAGTTCAAGTGGAGGTACTCCAACATCCCTAACTTCGCCTCTAGTTTCATCCGTGGAACCCAACATCCGTTTGATGAAAACCTAACCTTGTACAAGGCCACGATGAGCGTGGACAAGGGCGAGGTTTTGACCGTCACAGCAGAGTTCGCTGGACTTGATGCCCTACATGTTCCAGCCGGTCACACCGATCCTCAAATCCAGATGGTCTCAGCTTCCTCTGCTGAATCTATCACGGCCCACCCTAATTTCTACCGCCACTTCCTCACCAGCATTCCCGGCGAAAAAGTCTTGGCTGGCAAGCCACCCGCTGCTGGCGGTTTCGATGACAATCTGGCGACCAACCCTAACCGTGCCCTTTGGACTCCCAAGGTCGCCGGCAGCGGGGCGGTCAACAACTGCCAGTTCATCGGCTTCCTGCCCCCTCAAGGCGACAACGAAGCCCCGAACATCAAGGCCGGGGTCAAGTCGTACTACAAACCGCAGTTGACCCTAAAGGTTCTGCTTTATGTAGACAACGAGACTACCGCTTTGACGATGGCTTCTTACAATGGTTGGGTGACAAACGGGGATTTGTTCTACCTGCCTAACGAGTACAAAAAATTGGCAAAGGGGTCCAACGAAGGTGGTTATCCAGGTGGCTTCAAGTATAGTGAAGAATACAGTGCCCTAATCAACCGAAACTTCCTAGTCACCAACTGCTCGGTTGAGCGTTTTGGCAATTTGTTTAAGGTTACCGCCGACCTCATGCTGTCTGGTCTGTCTGGTTGGGACTCCGACATCTATCCTTCTGTTTAGACCTAATGCGTTCCATCTCCGGATTCAACAGCAGTTACTTGGGCGGTTCGTTCGGGGCCGGCGAATACATTACGGCTTCAGCTCTGAACAGGATCGGGGTCGGCCTGGACATGAATCGTGCGATGATGTCGCAGGGTGTTCAGTTCACCAACAGTGCTGGAGGTGTTGCACTGAATACCCCACAGGAGGTCATCGACATAAGCAAAAGCCCACCTCCTTTCTTCGTCTATCTGGTCAAAGAGGAGGGTGCGGATGCCGTCCGGGTCACTGTTGGTACCGTCAATAACGTCATCCCGTACATCAATGGAATGCTGATGACTGATCCGTCATATACGCCGATCCTGCTGCCTACGTCGGACGGAGACTACCAGATTGTGATCAAGTGCAAAGCCGACCCGCCCCCTGCATCGTTCCCCAAGCTCGATTCAGAGATCAAGGTGGAACCATACCCGACCACTGATACCGACTCGGAGGGCTACATTGCATTGGCTAACATCCACATTTTAACTGTCAGCGGTAATAAGACCATCACCGTAAACCAACTGGTCAGCGGTAGCCTCTGGGCCGAGCGTCACAAGTACACCCAGCCGGACACGGCTTGGTACTACTTCTACCGGGTATGAACGAGATTAACCCGGTCAATGTGATCGGTTCTAGTGGTTCGGGGAACCTGCTTCGTCGGCGTAGGGCTTTTGAGGCCCAGGCTTTTTGGACAAAGAAGGATGTTTTTCCTGCTTACAATTCATCGTCAGAAGAATTGGCTCCTTATAATGTTCAAGTGAACCCGCCAGAGATGGCTGCTTTGACCAATTTGCGGGACTCTACTGGTTTGCTGTCGTCTCTTAGCCTAGACTCTATCCTAACGTACTGGCCTTGGCCTTCACCTCCTAGTCGTTATGTTAGTGAATCAATCCCGAATGGATACCATAATGAGTACTTCGCAAGAGTGGCTTTTAGTTATCAAATCACCGAGAGCGATGAGTACCACAAGCCTTGGGATGGCATCACGGTGGGAATGATTTGCAAGGCCAACTGGGTCACTACAACTAAGGTGACCACCTTTGTGCCGGGAGAAGAACCTGTTGTCGTAGAAACAGTCGTATCAATTCCTAGTGATGTTCAGTTTGCCAGATCGTTCGTTGCAGGAGACTGGGTTTATGATCCCTTGTTCCCTTCCCAGACTTACGAAAAGTCTGGATCGGCTAGTTACAACACCACCACAAACACATGGGACTTGGTTAACCCAGACCTCGTTAGCGGTGAGTTTAAGTACTACGAGAAAACATACACCATAGTTTATGACGATGACGGGGGATATGTAGAGACTGACATTTATTCCGATTTGGTTATTTACGGGATTAATTATATCGATGTCTATAAGCCTTTCGTGATGGAATACTGCATAAACCCGGGTTTCTGGGCGGGTTGACATTGGGCTAAACCCATCGGCGTCCCCCCTATGGCTATCTATAACTTCTACCGTGGTACCACCTTCTTCGCCGAGGTCACCTATGTGCCCGAAGCCGGCTGGCCCGCCACGCTGGAAAGCGTCGATATCTACTCCGATTTCCTCGACTCCAGGAACCAGCGGTACAAGCTGACCATCGAGAAGAACATCGATAACCTGCACTTTACCTGCCGGTTCGACACCACTCAAGATTGGTACCCTGGCACCGCCTATTGGGACATCCTGTTTATCAACAACGACGTGGCCTTCTATTCCGGGCAGATCGTCTGGCGTATCCTGCCCAACGTCACCCCTAACGACTCCTCTACCGTTCCTGCATAATGGGCCTCATTATTACCGTCAACGGCGTCGGCACCTTCACTGCCAGCGTCAACGTGCCTGGCCCGACCGGACCCCAAGGTCCCGCCGGCCCGCAGGGTCCGCAAGGCCCGCAGGGCGTCGTTGGTGACACCGGTCCTCAAGGGATCGCCGGCCCGCAGGGCATCCAAGGTCCGCAGGGCATCCAAGGGCATCCGGGCATCCAGGGTCCGCAAGGCGATCAAGGGATTCAAGGTTCTACCGGTGCGACGGGTGCTACCGGAGCTGCCGGCCCTCAAGGTCCTGCCGGACCGCAGGGTGATACCGGCGACACGGGTCCCACGGGACCGCAGGGTGATACCGGCCCGCAAGGACCCGTGGGAGCCACGGGGGCTACCGGAGCCACGGGGGCGACTGGTCCGCAAGGACCTACTGGTCCGACTGGCCCGCAAGGCATCCAAGGCATCACGGGCGACAAGTATGCCACGACCTCGACCACCAGCCTTCTGATTGGAAACGGCACGAAGAACCTCACGGTCGCCACCCTGCTGGCTTACACGACCCAGCAGAGCATCATCATCGCCTACGACAACGACCACCATATGCATGGCGATGTCATCTCCTACAACGCCGTCACGGGTGCGATGGTTGCCGACATCAATCACCACACGGGTTCTGGTACCTATGCTTCGTGGACGGTTAACCTTGAAGGAGCTGCCGGAATCGAAGGTCCGCAGGGTCCCATCGGACCTGCAGGATCCACGGGGGCTACCGGTCCTGCTGGTGCGACCGGTGCTACTGGAGCCACGGGCCCGCAGGGCCCGACCGGTCCTACGGGGGCTACCGGGGCTACGGGTGCTACTGGAGCCACGGGCCCGCAGGGCCCGCAGGGCGACACGGGATCGACCGGAGCTCAAGGCCCGACCGGTGCTACCGGACCGCAAGGCCCGCAGGGTATCCAGGGCGAGCAAGGTCCTCAAGGCATTCAAGGTGACCAAGGCCCCCAGGGTCCGCAGGGTGTTCAAGGTGAACAAGGCATTCAAGGCACCGCTGGTGTCGGCGTTCCCGTAGGAGGTACTACCGGCCAAGTGCTGGCGAAGATTGACGGCACCGACTACAACACGGAGTGGGTGACCGCTGGCGGTTCGGCTGTTTGGGGCGGGATCACCGGGACGGTGACCGACCAGACCGACCTCGTTACTTACATCTCTGGCCTTGGCTACATCGGTGAAGCCCCGATTGATGGAACTCCCTATGTCCGCAAGAACGGTGCTTGGGATGCCAACACGGCTCCCGTTGGTACGGTGGACTGGAGTGGGATCACGGGCCTAGTGACCGACTCGACTTCGCTGATGATTTACCTCCCGGCGAACTACTACCCGCTGACTGGCAATCCCTCTGGCTTCCTCACCAGCGTCCCCGCACCGACCGTCAACCCAGTCACTTCTTTCCCTTACACGTTAGTCATCGGTGATGCCAACAACATCGTCTACATCACGGGGCAAAGTTATGTGACGGTCTACATCCCTGTTGATGCTACGGTAAACTTCCCGATTGGCACTACGGTTCGCTTGGCTCTCAATAACTGCTCTTACATCACCGTATCCCCTGCTGACTACGGGATGTCTGGCCCTTACATTAATAATGCCACGACTAACAGCGTGACCTATCTAACCAGCAACGGGGCGTTTGTCGCCAATCTGGTTAAGGTCGCCAATGACTCTTGGGTTGTCGTCTAATCTCATGCTCTACCTCATCGCCATCGTCTTGTCCCTTCTGGCCGGCTTCGTCGCTGGTGCCCTGTTCTTCCGGAATAATGCAGCCAAGCTCAAAGCCAAGGAAGACGAGGGCCGTAAACTGCTCGACGCCCTCAAGGGCAAGTGACCATTTTACGATGCATCGTATTTTGGTACTGTGTCTATTCGCCTTTACCGGGTGCCAGACAGTGCCGGATACGCAAGGCACTGGGACGGCGTCGAGCGATCCCGTCGACATGTCCAAGTTGGGTAACCAGATTGACAAGTCGGATCAGCGGGTCGCTGCCAGCATCGCCGTGGCTTCCGAGAACTCGGACAAGCCAGGGGTCGTCAAGGCCGAGCTTGGCGTGGCTGCTTCCTATCTCCCCAGGCCCGACGCCACCCACGTCGACTACGTCCGCAACCGTGTAGCCAGGGCGAACCCCGAGGAGTACAAGCGGGCCGAGGATGCCGGCCGAAAGTTTCTTGCCGTCATCGACGCCAACTGGGCGAAGGCCCAGAAGGACGCCGAGGTCAATAAAACGGCCTTGGAAAACGCCAACAAGCAGATTGTTGCCCTTAAGGCCGAGGTTGAGAAGGTACGCACGGAAGGCATGCATAACGCCTTCATGGTGGCAGCCGGTGCTTGCTTCTTGGCCTCCCTTGCCATGGCCCTGCTCGGTCAGTACCTACGGTCAATCTCTGCATTGATCATCGGCGGTGCCATCGGAGCCCTGCCCTTCCTGTTCGCCACCACCTACTTTGTGCCCGTCGTAACCGGTACCGTCGTCCTGCTCTGCATCGCCCTTGGCGTGTACGGCTGGACTCAGTTCCGAAAGCCCCCATGCCCCGATGAGCAAAAAGAAGAACAAATCACCTAAAGTCATCTGGCGAAAATTAGGGAAGGAACAGGCTTGGGGGATGGCGACTTGCGACCCCCGGTATCCCTTAATAGAAATTGATCCAAGGCTTGGTGCCCGTCGCCAATTAGAAGTCCTGTGCCATGAACAACTTCACATCAGTATGCCCCACCTACCCGAGGGCGAAATCGACCGGCTAGGCAAGGAAGTCAGTGAAACTCTTTGGCGTCAGAATTACCGCAGGGTTCTAATGGAAAAGCATACCACCCCCGTACGCATCTCATGACCCCCCCCTCTGCTCCCCTGGATGCCGAAAGCATCCCCAAGGAAATCAAGCAAGGCGGGATCGCCGGCTTGCTCGGCATGATGGGCATGTCGGTCAAGATCATCCTCACCGACGAGAAACTATCCATCGGCAAGGTGTGTGGTCATCTCTTCGCAGCGATGGCGGTCGCCGTCTTGTCCGGGTTCGCTCTGGAAGAGTACATTGCGAACAAGAAGATGCTGTGGGCTTTAAACGGTCTTTCGGGGTACATGGCTTTACAGATTATCGCCTGGGCCGAGTCAGCCGTTAAGGCTCGCTTGGCCGGCGAGCTGAATAAGATTAATAAGACATCCGGCATTAAACCTTCTAAACCCAATGGAAAACGACCCCCTAAAAAGAGACGTTGATACCAACCTCCTCTGGGCGGTCACAATTCTTACCGTGGCTGCTGGCATGTCTGCCCTAG